CCGTACAGCCATCTCGGGTACACCCTCTGCTTCATACCAATAAGAAGCAGCCAAGTCAATTAAAGCGTTACAGGCTTCTGCATGAATTAAAGGGGCATCCTGATCGTCAACGAGTTTTGGTGGACGACGCAAACAACGAACCTTAAGCTTATACCTTTTATCTGGTACAGGGTAAAGCCCCATGGACTGATAACCGTGTACATCCCTCAGCCGTCGATTGTAATCAGGATGTATTTGCCCATCGTCTATAAAAAGACCTCTGTTCTTGTCTGTAAGCTGCAACTCAGCTTGCAGATAGTATGCATCCGAGATCTCAATATGACCAGGAGGGGGCCCCATCACGCCAAACCCCGCCTCAAGCGACTCATAAATTGCGCCAGCAGGGCCAGCAGGAGCCGCGCTCACTAATTTAGGATAATTGTCCCAGTCCTGCGTGTGCCTACGTCGATAAATACGAACCCGAATACCACAATGATCGAAGAATCTGCGTAGAAAGAGTTTCTCCCCACCACCACTTTCTGCAAAGCGCCCTTTCCCGAGCATCCCCAGCATGAAAGCGATGTTCGGTGGTTGGATAGTTATTGCATATCCAGTTGTACTGATCCCCTCATCGGGAATTGTTACAGTAATTTCTGCCGAGATAGGCGAGGGAGCGGACTCCCATAATGGTTCTCGAAACCGATTCGCTGCCGGTTGAGACGGACCTGGGGGGTTGTATGCGAGATCTGCTGATGGACCTCCTGGGATGTAGGAAAAATCAATAGCTTCGTTTTTAAAGAAGTTATTTGTATAATTCTCATCAAACATCGCTGGACCCGGATGCCGATTGTACAAATCTCTCGCCCCGATACAATAGGTAACAACATAACTAAATGTGCCTGGGGGCTCTGGCCCGCGCCACAGAATCCAATTGCTCTCCCCGCCATCATAGGCATGTTGCATTACTGCGGGTGCTGTGTTTGGCGCAGGAAGTTGGAAGTGGGACCTACGATAAGAGACAGAAGGTATCCCACTTGCCATCTCAAAGTGGTCCGTTAAAGAAAATTGTTCTGCTTCTTCCTGTAAGATAACATCAATAGGGTAAGTTCGATTCTGATCGTTGATTACAATTGAATGAGCTTTGATCATGTCATCAGGAAAGTAATACTCTTCGGTATAAATCCTATACTTGTATGTGGGAGCATGACCATACGTATCAGTTTTCTTATTTATTATTGCGAACTGCTCAGCCGGAAAGGGATACCAGAGAGCAAGACAGTATATAAGCGGGGTTGGAACTGACTCTTTCTCCCCACCTTTCTCAAGGGAGACACACCAAACTTCTCGAACCCTATTTGTATGCCATTCTCCATTGGGATCTTGGAGATCGATCTTCCTACCATCCCATGAGCCATCAATTGCAGGGATTATCCCACCGGCATTCACAAATGCCTGCCAATCCGCTTTCCCTCCAACAAAATTCCACATTAAGACCCAAGGGTTAGGGCCAAAATTACGTATGCTTTCATTTGTATCTTGAGTCGTATCCGCACCGATAGGACCGTTAGCTACCATCCAGTCCATTTCCTCCGCGTATCTCTCTGTTGGAAATGCACCAGTAGAGAGGTGCTCAGGCCACTCATCCATGAAGAGCAATCGATCTGCGATTCCGACGCCCGATGTTTCAAAAAAATGGATATGGGCAGGAGGAATGGGATCTGTAGCGTTATCAGTACTACAGCTATCATTGGACTTAATGTCCGGTTCAGTTGAAAGCTTTACTTCAGATTCAAAGAAACAAAAGGGAGCTTCTAAACAAAGCTGTTCGTAAGCACGATTAATGAAATCATTGGTACGAGTTACCGCTTCAGTGCTGGTTGTTGGAGCCCAATCAATCTGATTAAAGATCCTCGTCCTGATTTCGGCAAGATTCATCCGCCCTTTTCCTTCTTAGCTATCCTTCTATCCGAATAAAGCCATAGACCCCTGTACCTTGATCGGTTGCTCCGCTTTTATCCCCATAACTATACCCCAAGTCATCAGGTACTTGGGTAACTGCCCCTGCCGCCGGAACGATATCTGGGACTTCAACGACTTGACCGAATGTGCCCGATGCCATACCCCAATAATCCGGCATAACGCCTCGTTGATTGCCCGTATTAGCTTGACCTACTTGCATCCAACCTTGGCCTTTGTACAATAACCACCCATAAAGGTAATCACCTTCCACAAAAGCGGGGTGGCTAGGATAGAATGTACCTGTCGCTACATACTCAGTGAATAGATCCGTCTGAATAAACCCACATGCCGTTGACATGGCAATTTGTGGGAACGGACCGTGGGCACCAAAAGGCACAACATCCCCGTAGTTACCGTTCATCCCATGTGACATTAAAATGCCCTTAGTGGAGGAACCCGCTGCAACTGTTGCAGGTTGAGCCCAAAGCTCAAGACCCACATAGACTATCTTATAGTCGCCCGCACTTCTAGTTGGGATCGTATGTACAAAACCCAACGGTGCTAGTTGTTCTTTGCTCCATAAATATTGTTGAATACCCATAGCGGTGCCAGCAGACATACGAACCCTCCCCTGTTATCATAGTTCTTTATTACCCAGTACAGTTAAGAATAGCGCCTCTTATCCCAACAGCCGCATCAAGACTGACCCCGAATCCTGCGTCTGTAGCAGCACCTTCAATGGCTTCGCCTACGAGGGTTGTAATGAGTGGAAGTCCCCCAGCAGGGGCAGCACCGTAAGTGACAAGTCCTGGCCCTTTCCGGAGGATAAATCCGAAGAAGCCCACTGGAATCGCATACTGAGCGACACCAATAACACTGGCCCCAGATGTAGCTGCGGCTGGCGAATGATCGGCATAAGCTGCACCATTACCAGGAGAAGCAGTCAAGCCAGCCCGGACGCAGACATCCCCTGCGGCTAACGGAGCAGCAGCGCCTGCGGGATGATAGATATAAATCCACTCCTGATCGCCAGACCCTGTTAACCCAAGGGCCGGAAAAGGCGTTGGGCCAATCTGAAGTGGAGCTTTGCTTGCAGGTTCGCAGTGAATAAATCCAAGTGGCGCCTGTGCCCATTTCCCCACGAATTCGAGAGGAACTGGTAGTTCCCCCCCTGGGGTGTTTGGATCTGGCTGACCTGTCGCTTCGAGATGGTCAATCCCCATAGCTGTACGTGACATAATAAATCTCCTTTAATTCATCCCTATGGGATGGAGCCGCCTTCAATACAGCCGTTGGCTCGAAGTTGAGTAGTATGCATACCCATCATGAGTACAATTTCATAACGCCAGAGGTCTTGTTCCGGAATACGGAACGGTCCTCTTACTGCAAAGTCACCTTTCGTTTCACGATTCGCATCATGACCGAGGGTGTATGCGTGCCAAGTGCCGGTCTTCATCATATAGATGACACCATCTCTTCCTGCACCACCGTCGAATAACGCCGGGACAATGGAGTCTTCCAGGTAATAATCCGCATCGAGGAACCTTGTTCCCTGACGGACATTCGGAGGAGCCTTATCACCCTCTACTTTGCTTACCCGAACTTGATCGTCCAAGTCTTCAATGTAGTTGAGATAACTTTCCTCATCACCAAGAAGCAAGTCAACAGGGCCTAGTGTCTTCCCTTGACGGGAACATTGGTAGTAAACACGACGCATGGTAGACTTACCATCTACAGCAAACGAAGTAATCTGACCGTACTGATTGACCCAACCAGGTACTGTTACCGGGTTAAGACCGAATCGGGTGAGTGTTTGTGCCGCTGGGGCAGCAAACTCGAATGCGCCTGAACGGGCCGCACCATCCGGATTGTAAGTGGCATCACCGTTAAGAGTAATAAAACCCCCTACGTTGTTTCCGTTTCCGGTTGCCATTTGGTCTGCAATCCGTTCATGGAAGTCACTGAGCGCAAGCTCAGGATAGTTCTTCAGGATCTTTGCAAGGTCCATCTCCCCGTTAGCTTCCGCCAAGTCCTTACCAGGAACGTCGAATGCATAAATCAATCGAGGCGCATAAGTATTGCCTCGAACCGCATTCTGACGACGACCACCAGCAATAACTTCTGAACCAGTGAGTACTTGAGTAACATCACCTGGACCATCAGATACAACGGCAAATTCACGCCACGGACCTTGTAGGGTTTCTCGTGAGAGATTCCCTTTGTTTACTAATTTCTCCAAGACTGGATGCCATTGAACAAAAAGTTCGGAGTATGATGGCATCAACTCCTGGAGTGCAGTTGCTAGGACATCAGGCGAAATAGCCATTGTCTCCCCCTATCGTTTGTGTAATTTTAAAGCTCTAGCGGATGCCATAGCCCTACTTTCATCCAAGGATTTTGCATCACCCATCCCCCGACTAGAAGCATGTGGGGTGGTCCGACTAACGGCACCCGACGTGATTGTAGCTGCGGGACGAGGTTGCGGTTTTTGCACCTGGGGGGGAGCTTTCTCTGCAAATTTAATAGCGTAAGCAGCGGGAACACCTTCTGATTTTGCCTTCCTGGCAACCTCAAGCGCCTCAGGAGACATGTTAAGCAACTTGCCTGCTGATTCTAAGTCCCACTTCTCATCAAGTAAGCTTGAAAAGAGTCCGTACTTCGCATCATCCTGTAAGATTTCAGGACGGGCGTTTACAAAATCTTCAAGCTGTTTCTCTGCTTGTTGAACATGGTATTGGTATACGGCTTGTTCATACGTAGCTAAGTCTCTTTTTGTATTATCCCAATTAGTTTGAAGTTCTGTTTGCTTCGTTTGAAAAGTATTACGCTCTTCATCCCAAGCACTCTTCTCCCCTTCAAACTGTTTAATCCTGGGGTCTTCGCCTCCTGTAAGAAGCGCATCATATAATTCTTTTAGGTTCTTATGATTTCCCTCAAGCTCATCATATCGTTTTGTATGATGACTTGAGATAGAATCCGCCCAAGGTTGCACGTCTTCTGGAAGACCACTAGTATCCCCTTCCCAACCATCCCACTTAAACGTCTCATTCGTAACTGCTGGAGATGTTTCTGCTGCCGCAGGCGCAGCAGGTTCCACCGAAGCAACTGGAGCAGACTCCACGGGAGCCGCAGGTGCCGGTGCTGGGGCTGCTGGGGCTGCTGGGGCTGCTACTTCTGGTGTTTCACTCATGCGGTTGTCCCTTTAAAGCATTTTTAGCTGCATCCAATCGAATAACTACCATTTTAGGTTGAGGTGGTAAGAAGCTCTCCCGTTGTTGTTCAATTGGTTTTAATTCATAGCCACTTTCTTTTAACCTAGCCATAAATTCTTCCGAGTTTGCAGGAGGATTATCAAGAATCTCTTGAAGGGGATCTGAAGAAGAAACCTGTTCCTTGGTTTCAACCTCAACTTCTCCCGACATTGGACAAGATCCTTCATGCATGGACATATCCCCCCATTGTTTTACTCAAAAGATAACCAAAAATCAATGTGATAGCTCCTGCTTCTTCTTCCTTTCCTTCCGCAAATACGCCTTCTTATCCGCCCTATCGTTAAAACCCTGTAGCTTTGCTTTTCTTTCTGTTTTATTTCTGGCCATATCTACATGGTTGCGCCAACTCGCATCATCCTTAGAATGAAAAGCTAAATCTGGGTTGGCTTCCTTATACGCCCTAAGCGCACTGTTAGACGTGAACTCGCGCCCAATGGATTCCATCTTGAGCGGTTTTGACGGCATAGGGCCAATAGTAAGAACGGGACCGATAATAGTACGAGCACCTTCGCCACAGGTGGGGCAGATGATAGTGTCGTTGAGTCGGAAGAAGATGTCATTGGTTCTCTGCTCACAGCTTAAACATTTAATATCATATAACGGCATTGTCTCTCCTAGAGTCCTGAAAAATCCGGCATAGCTCCCCCTTGGGGCACCTCATCCTCATCTGCTCGATGAGCCTCAACCTGTCCATCATTATAAACCCACTCCCACCTTTCTCCATTTTCAGACTCGAAATAAATACGATCGGGAATGCCATCTTGATGCTCTGGGGTTGTACTTAACAACCTTGGTTTATCATCAAGTAATGACCACATATCATTAAACGCATTTTTTACCGCGACCTCTGTCCGAGGATCTGGAAAATCTGCGGCCTTAATTTGAGCATCGATAGTCGCCTCGTAATCTCCCCACTCTGCCGGTGTAACCCTCTGGTCGTCAACCAGTGCCCCTTCATTCTCTAGCGGCTTGCTACCGAAGGAAATGAGCGAAGGATCGAAGTCATCTACCGAATCCGGCTCCTGGAACGCAACGGCTCTAAGGGCTGCACCTAGTCGTTTCTGGGCAAGCGATTGTTCCAGCGATGCTTCATTAGCTTCCGCTGCAATCGCTGCATAGTCTGGGGCAGGAGTCGGAACCTTGTCCCCCATGTAGCGGGTATACTCTTTCGAGCCTGGTTGTTCAGGAAGTAGTCGAATCCCCTGATTTTCAAAGCCTACAACAGCATCCCCTTCAGGCGTAAAATCCCCTACGTAAAGCCGCTTAGGGTCTGAGCCCGGTGAGCCTGTCATCGCAAAGGATTTTTGTGGGTCTTTCGGGTCTTGGCTAATAACATTCAGGTCCCACGAATGTTTACGTTGAGCCTCTTCAGATGGCTCTAAAGCTTTTTTAGCCGCTTGTGCCCTCAAAATATCTAAATCACCTTCCGGCATCACTTAGCTCCTGGGAATCCTGCGCCTTCAAACCCTGCGGCTGCTCCTTCAAACCCATCTGATACGGAGGGCATTGGAGAACCTGGGCCACCACCGGGAAATGGGGGTGGCGGGGGTTCCTGCGTCCCTGGAGGTAAGGCTCCAGTCGCCATTGTATCCTCGGAAGCGGGTTCCATCGGTCCCATCCCTGCACCTGGAGGCATCTGGGCATCAGCTTCCTGAGCTTCCATCGCCAAATCTCTCATGAGAAGCAAGTCAAGTAGCTTAACTACAAGCTTCTCTTTATCCACATTAGGTGCTTCCATAAGAAGTGGGAGGTATTGTTGGATGTTCCGAAGCTGAATCAAACGATGGTTTTCCGTAGGGGAGTAAGCAATCGCCTCATAGTCGTACTCAAGCGGACCTTGATCGTTTACTTCGTTCAAAGTCCGCAGCTTAAGTGCCTCTCGATTCGCTTCAATAACCTTTGCGCTGTCCGTTAAACGGATCGGGAGTGTGCTATCAGAAGGTAAGAACTCGTCATAAAGAGAGATGATCGCCTCTGAAGCCCATTGGATGACGTCTTCGAGCTTTCGAATACGACGCCCGTTTCGAGTCCGAGTTGCTGTATCAGCTAATGCTACCTCGGTCGCTACGTCTGTAACCCCAACCACACCCCGGCTGTACTGGGGTATGCCCAGAACAAACTCAATAATTTGAACCGCACGCTCTCTCATCTTATCAAACCCTGGTTGGAGTTGAGGGGAGGGCGTTGTCTCGATTAGATCTCTCAAGGGGGCATTAGCTGTCCCAGCTACTTCAATCAAAGAACCGGGTTCGGTTGCATTCCGGAGTGCGTTTAAGATCATCTCAGGATTATCGACCATCCCAGTATTAACCATCATTACAGGAATACTCGATTGAGCGTGCCAAAGCTCCAATGTATCTAGCTCGTTGAGTCTCTCTTGAACCGAAGCAATCAGTTTCACATCACTAAGGCCACCTAAGTCCAGCATATTATCGTTGAAAGCTAAACAAATGAATGGATTTCGCATAAAACGGTAGGGGAGTTCACCCTCAAAGAGAGGCTTATCAGAGTCATCTAGGAAGTGATAATACTTTCCTTCCCCTTCAAAATCGTAGAATTCATAAACGGTTACCCATTCGTAAACCTCTTTAGAAGCATCGTTAAACATAGATTGACGAGTAGTGTAATCACGTAACCAACTAGGATAGCCCCCAAACGAAGCCTTCTCCGCAGCTTTTGTATTGTAGCGCCCATCCTTTTTTCCTTTTCGCTTTGTGCGAAGTTCAAACTCAGCCTTTGTCAGGACTGTAACCTCAACCAAATACCGAATATCCTCCCATCTCTGAGCCGACATATCGAAGAAGATAAAGCGAGGGTCTACTGAGAAGAAGTCCGGCGACTGCCGTTTAAGATTCCAGACAGCCTTTAGAAAAGAACGCCCACAAATTGCAGTGTGGGAAGACATGTTCCAGAGGATAGTATGCATCTTCAGCCGGTTGAATGCGTCATTAACGAGAGCTTCCCGATAGTACGCGGCTTCTCGAAGCTTGTCCCGACGCGCATTCACAGTGATCTGCGGGTTTGTAGGACAAACATTCGCGATCATCGTATCGATGTAAGCATAAGGATAGTTTGTTTCTAGGGTTACGTCCTCGTTCGTTTCGCTAAAGGTACTCGCCCCTTGAGGGAGATCCTCTTCCATATTCCCCCAGAACTCTCCAATATACCAAGACCGATACTTGTCCCATTGATTGCGTTCACGTCGCATCTTAGCTTGATGAGTGTCGATAACCCCTCGAATCTGTTGGCCTGTCAGTCCCATTACAACTCCGTGTTCTCTTCTTTTGTATCACCTTTTAAGGATTTTAGCCCAGCAGCCCCACCAGCACCTGCCGCTAAAGGTAGTGCAAACTTATAATNTTTCGCTATTANATCTTTAAGTAAGACAGCGTTAAAGGTGGNAGATCNNTNTATAACGGCGGTGCGAGAGGGTTGGAAATCCCGTGATTGACTGGGCACCAATCCCACCAGCGCTGTCTCGGGATAATCTACCGGATGCATAGCCACGCCAGTTAGCTCCTCAATCCCTTTAAAGGGACGACCTTTTTTCTCGGGATCACCAGGAACTCCATACTGAAACTCGGCAGCATTCTTTGGCATCTGAATACGTTCTTCCGCCTGGGCTGCGTTGGTGAAAGAAACCCCATCATAGTCATTATCCTTTGCGTAATTAAGAATATCTTGCAGAGCAAGGCGCGTTGTCGCTTGTGAGTCCTGGTACGCAGCCGGTGGTACTGGCCCTCTGTCCAATGCGGAGCGTGTGCTCCTTAAACTTTTTCCCTCTTCTATAAGTTTGTCGATCCGAGCCTTTAGAGCGGGATTGTTACGAACTCTATCGTGTTGGAGAGCCCCTACTAATGCATCGGTGTTCCAGGTGGAATACCCCGATTCGGGATCTTGGATAAATCCAGGCTTTTCTTCAAACCTGTTCGTAAGGATTAACTCATCTCTATCCGCGACCCAGTCCGCATTTTTTTCCCGCCAAACCTGCTTCAATTTAGAATTCTCTTCCCGTGAATAGCCCCTTAACCGGCCTTGCTGCGCCTGGTCCGCTTGGATCTCTTCGACATGGAGCATCTTATACTTACCCCCATCAGGAGCATCAATCTCGCGATCTTTCGACCTCCAGTGAATCTGCTCTCCTGGGTACGTCTTCATTTTGGTCGAGTCCTCCGGTATATAGCTATGGTGACCTTCTTTAAACTTGCGCGGACCAGTTATAGGTGCATCTATCTCAACAATATGCTCTTGATAATTCGTCCCCTTCTTAGCAGTAGCCTGATCAGCCCCGGCAGAGATGGGCCTCCCCTTTGTCGGTGGG